CAAAAATCATGGTGCAGGTAAACACAGTATGCCTATCTATACTGGTGCAGTTCACATACCTGAAGGTGAGTTGACACCACACCCTCAATGCTTTAGTGGTCACGATGACTGCAAGACAGACGAGGACTACCCTATCAATGCGTATCGTGCATTCTATAAGCGTGACAAGGTGAGCTTTGCTAGGTGGAATAAGAACAGAGTAAAACCAGATTGGTTCATGGATGCCTAAGTACAACATCACAATGACAGAACCAAATGTACTGGTGGACAGTGGTGATCCGTATGAGTTATACAGACACTTAGCTATGTGGGCTGACTATTATGCCTTAGCGTATAGAGATACAGGTACGCTATCTAACAACGTAACAATAGAAAGGATAGAAGACGATGACTGATGAAGACTTACCCGAAATACTGTACGCAGTAGTTCACTACGAAGAAGAAGACTACCACTTCATGCCTATAGTATCTGATGTATTCGCTGAGGCAGTAGCGGAACACTTGGACGCATACTGTCACAACATCACTACTTATATAAGTAATGATCAGCCAGAGCTAGACTTAGAAGAAGAGCATCCTGATTTGTATAATGACTTACGTGTTGAGACAGTACGATTGGTGTGCGCTATGGCTGATGCATCAGTTGAGATAATAAAGAACTCCTTCAAAGATAGAGTACCAGCTAAGAAAGATAGGTCACATCTAAGAGTGGTGAAGTAGATGTCTAGAAATAAAGAAAGAGAAATAAAATGGAATAAATTTAAAACAGATAGGTACAGAGAGTGGCAAACAAAATATCCCGGATTAAAACAATCTACTTATATAAGCTTTGAGACTGCTAAAAAGATTGGACTACCCTTAAAACAAGGAGATACTAGAGAACAAGACAACAAAAAATTTAATCAGTATTATCATAGGCCATCACCTATAGGGCCGTGTATACGAGAACACTGGTATACAGACAAATCTAATAAAAACCAAAGAAAGAGAAGAGCCAAGCACAAGAAACAATACAGTGATAGAAATAGAAAGTTTGTTAATAGATATAAAAAACTATTAGGCTGTACTCTTTGTGGTTGGAACAAATCTACTTGGGGATTACACTTTGATCACATAAACCCTCACGATAAGACTACAGAGATTTCTAAAATGATGAGTGCAAGTAGAAGAGAAATAAAAAAAGAAATACGAAAGTGCAGACTTGTATGTGCTAACTGTCACTCTATACATACAGAACAACAGCATCTCAGTAAAAAATATGGGTGGCATTTAGGTGAGAAGACACAAGAGTTTACAGCACCAACACAACTAGAATTAAAACTATAACAACAAAGGAGTATCATGAAACATCAAGTTAAATCTACATCAACCTTCGCTCAAGCGTGTAACTCTTATAGGGGTAGCTCTTCATACTGCTCTCTTAAGTACAAGAGCCAAAAAGACTACGCTAATAACTTAACTAAGGCTTGTGCAACTAAAGTATCAGGCAATCTTATGTTAGGTAATATTAAACTAAAAGATGTACGCTATAAGTATCTAACTGTAGCATATGAGTATTGGTTAACTAACTCAGGCATACGTGCCGCCAACTATATATCTACGTGTGTTAGTATAATATTAAACTATTCTATTAAGCATGAGGCTATACCTCACAACCCGATGGCACTCGTTAAGAAAGTTAAAACAAAACCTCGCAAGGTGATGTGGCAACCCGAACACGTAACACTATTCTTAGATACAGCTTACAATAACTTTAGGTGGCGTAGCATAGGGTTGATAGTTCATATGTCTTACGAGTGGGGTCAACGTGTAGGTGATATGCGTACACTAAAATGGGAGTCTATTAAGTTCGATGAGAAGCGCATGGACTTAGAACAAAGTAAGCGTGGCGTAGATGTACACTTACCTATCAGTGACAATCTAATTAGAATGCTTGCACAACAGAAGGAAGACTTCGACTTTCAAGACTACGTAGCACCTCGCACTGAACCTAAAGCAGGTACTTACTCACACTATACTATTGATGAAATACATATACTTATCAACGAGGTAAAGGATGAAGCTAATCTACCTCAAGAGTTACAAGCAAGAGATCTTAGGCGTACAGCTATCACTGAAATGGTTGAGGCAGGGGTTGACTTGGTTGGTATCATGCAAGTATCAGGTCATCAGTCACCGCAGAGTGTCAAGCCTTACCTTGTAAACACATACAGTGGTGCGAGTAACGCACTAGAAAGGAGATTTAATAATGACGATAAACATTAGAGAGTACATTGAAGACCTAGACTTACAAGATGGTGTAGGTGTTAGGTCAGACTGTCCTATCTGTAATGGTAGTAATTCTTTTACTGCTACAAAAGTAGACAGTGTTGTGTTGTATAACTGTTACAAATTAAGTTGCTCACTTAAGCCGGGATTTGTACCTATCAACTTAACTACCGAAGAGATAGCTACTAGGTTATCTAACCTAAAAGAGACTAAGCCTGTGTCAATACCGACATTTACTATTCCTGAATACATCACATACCCTGAGCCTTCTCAGACTAACTACCACAGATTTGTATCTAGGTGGGGCTTAGAGAATGAATACTTAGATGTAATGTATGACGTTAAAGATGAGCGTGTTGTGTTTCTCATACGAGATAAGCATAAGGTTATAGATGCTATAGGTAGGTCACTCAATGGCTCTGTACCTAAGTGGCTCAGGTATACTGGTAACGCTACTGTATTCAGTAGGTGTATGGGTGAGCCTAATGGCGTAGCTGTAATAGTAGAGGATGTAATCAGTGCTATCATTGTATCTAAGGTGTGTCCAAATGTCACAGGCATAGCTATCTTAGGTACAAACATTAGTCATACACATATGGAATACTTACAGGACTACACTAAAATTATAGTTGCACTAGACCCTGATGCTACTCACAAAAGTATTGAGTACCGAAAAGAAATACAATCATGGACAGGAGTTGACACTATGGCAATGATGCTACAAGACGACATAAAATATAAAACCGAAGAGGACATAATAAAATTGAAGGAGTATACAACATGATAGAGTTAAAAATAACTAATGAGATGAAAGAGTTAGCAAATCAAAAGTCAAAAGAGATGGGCCTAATAAACAACTCCATACTAAGGAGTGCAGGTAATATGGCAGGATTCTTAGGTGAGCAGGTTGTACTATCTATTATAGGTGGTGAGTGGGCAAACACTTATGACTATGATCTGATTAGTAATACAGGTAACAAAGTAGATGTTAAAACAAAACAGACTACTGCTGTGCCTAGACCTTACTATGAAGCTAGTGTAGCTAACTTTAATGCTAAACAGTTGTGTGACTACTACGCATTTGTACGTATACATAAAGACTTTACAGTAGCGTGGTACATGGGTGCGATGCGTAAGTTAGAGTACTACACACAATCTAACTTCCTAAACAAAGGAGACATAGACCCCGACAATAACTTTGTAGTTAGGGCTGACTGTCACAACTTACCTTACTCAAAACTAACTGAATTTTATATATAGAAAGAGGAGTACACAACATGATGCACGAACTGGCACTATTAAGAACGATGATGGATAAGGATTTCTATGAAGACCACAAGGGTATAAGGTTTCCTGATAAGTTATTCACTAAAGATTTACGTAAGATAAAGCAGACACTAGAGTACGCTATGGAAAAGTATGAGCAGTCAGTTACACCAGCTACACTTGAGGCTTTGTTCTTCGCTAACAACGGCACACTTACTACAGCTAACAAGGAAGTCTTCAGAGATCTGTTCAAGAAGATAGACAGAGAGACAGCCCTAAGTAAGGACGTAGCTTCCGATGTGTTGTCTAAGTTATTCCAGAGGGTAGTAGGTGAAGAGGTAGCTAACATAGGTATTGATTACGTCAACGGTAAGTTGCACAGCATGGAAGCGTTACGTAATATAATCTCTAGCTATCAAGATGACTTCATGCCTAACTTAAAGGTTGAGTGGGATGACATCAGCATGGATACACTACTGAAGTTAAGTAAGACACAAGCACAATGGAAGTTTAATATCCCTAGCCTTGCTCGCAGGATAGAGGGCGTGAGTGGTGGTCACTTGATCATGGTAGGTGCTAGACCTAATACAGGTAAGACATCCTTCCACGCTTCTCTCATAGCCTCTGAGAATGGTTTCGCTAATCAAGGTGCTAAGTGTATGGTGCTAGTCAATGAGGAATCATACGACAGGGTAGGTGAGCGATACATGAATGCGGCAACAGGTATGACAAGCAAACAGATAGTAGCTAACCCATTGAAGGCGGCACAGAAGTATAACCCTGTACTCCAACAGTTAGTCTTGAAGGACACAACAGGTAAGACTATGGAGTGGGTTGAGGCTGTCATCAAAGGGTACAAGCCAGACATAGTTGTACTAGACATGGGTGATAAGTTTGCTCAACGTACTAGTGATAAGTCTGACGTGTACTTAAAGGATGCGGCAATCTATGCACGTAACATAGCTAAACAGTATGGCTGTGCTATCTTCTATATGTCTCAGCTATCAGCGTCAGCACAGAATGTAGTAAACGTAGACCAGTCAATGCTTGAGGGCAGTAAGACAGGCAAGGCGGCAGAGACAGACCTAATGATACTCATCAGTAAGAACAGAGATGACTTCGACAGTGGAGAGAAAGATCCAGAACGCCACTTGATTGTTTCTAAGAATAAGTTACAAGGTGGGTGGCACGGTAGAGTAACAGTTGAGTTAGATGGTGACACAGCCAGATACTCAGCATAAATAGAAAGGAACAGATGAGACTAATACTAGACGTAGAGAACACAATAACTAAACGAGGAGGTAAGACACATCTAGATCCCTTTGAGCCTACTAATACATTAACACAGGTAGGGGTACAGAACTTAGACAACCCTGATGAGCAGTACGTTATGACGTTTGACCACGTTGAGTACCAAG